CACCTATCTTAACATTTGTAAAGGCAACTGTTGTAGAATGTCCTGCTGTCCAAGTGAACACATCTGCTGTTGCTGTATCAAGTGTAATTGCTGCTGCTGATGTAACTGCACTAGAAGCTGTGTATCTTGCTGCTAGTTCGTCGTGGTCAATAGCATCGTCTGCCATTCGGGCATTAGTAACAAAGTTATTACCATAAACCTCATCGAAGTTGTCATTTAGCTTGTCAAAGGCATCTCTTAATGGGTCACCTGTTCCATCATTTGCAGAACTCCCAATATTTACTGTCTGTTTAGCCATTTTATTTTATTTAACTTATTTGTGTTGCATCTGCCGTGAATAATGTAGTGCTTGCTCTATAGGCATTAGTGTCCGATGTAAATGCAGGGACTAATGTCCAACAAGTAGGTGCTGAAAAATCAGGTACAGATTCTCCTGCTGTATAATTAGAGTCTGCTCCCCAAGCAGAGTTGTCTATCATATCGCAATATATCTTTCCCCAGTCTATCGTATTTGCCATTATAAACAATTTGGTTTAGAATCTATGTTAATAGTAAATTGGTTTGATAGGATACCCCACCAAGAACTGCAATAAATATTACCCCAATTAATACTGTTTGACATATTATAACAATAATTTTTTTACTGTTTTGTTATTTAGTTTTTTTAAATACTCTTGCAACTTTGTCACATTTTGTTGCTTAGGTTTGTAGGTTTTCTTTACAGTACCCATCCTCCAAAAATATCTTTATCAGGATATACATCCTCGTTATTGTTTGTATAGTATTCAGGAAACTTACTTCCTGCATTAAATGACAAATAGTCAATTAGTCTATCTGTATAATATTGCGCTGTGTTACGTTCTTTTTCTAGCAAATAGTCTACCTCTTCTTTAGTAACACCTTCTGCATTTTCGCTTGTGTGTTTAAAAACACCCTTGTTAGATATTGTGATATTTGCAAATGGCAAGTACTCTACCATTGCCCAATGTATTAAACAAGGTTTTACCCAGTCATTAACCAAAGACAAATAGTCACCAGTTAGTGTACTAGCAACAATATCAGCTTGTATTTTATCCATAAGGTCAGTACCTAAGTAATTTTCTATATGCTTGTCTTGCGCTATCTTGATGTATTGTATAAACTTGTCTGTGTCCACATTGCCATTCATAGCTGTGAACTTTACTACATCCTTTCTTGTTATTAATAATGCTTCTGCCATTTCTTACTTATTTACAAATCCCTGTTTAGGCATATCCTTTGGTCGTTTAGCTACCTTTGGGTCATTAACTTCAGGTTTAAATCCTTCTTTTTTTGCTTTGTTTACACTAACCTCTGCTCTAGGGTTTTTTGCATCAGGTTTTACACCTTTTGCCATATACGTTTTACGCATCCAGAAATGGTGGCACCCCCCACCGCCTTTAAAAAACCATACGTTATAGGTTGCTGCGCCATTTAAACCCCATCCTGCATTTACCGCTTTTTCACTCATTGCCATAATATCTTCTTTGCGGTATATTTTTTTAGCAGCAATCATTTTTTTACAGAAGTCACGAGATACAGACTTACCACCTTTCATTGTTTCTTTTAGTGGTGCATACTGGTAACGTACTTTAAACTTCATATCGTCTACCTCACCATCTTGTTCGCTTTTAGCATTAGGTTTCGCAGAACCAGTCGATGCCAACCCTATCATTTTATCAAGTGCATCTTCTTGGTCGTAGTCAACTGGTCTTTCGTCTACTAATTCCCATTCTTCTAAATCTTCATCTTCGCCTATCTCTATTAGTTCGTCTGCGATATGGTCAGGTATTTTTTCATCACTTAGTTTTACACCTGTTTCTTCTTCTCTTGATTCGTCTGTTATAGCGTTGTCTGTTTCTATAAATTCTAGCGGTTGTAACGTCTTAAAATATAGTTTTAGACTTATTTCATTAACTGCTAATATTTGTTCAATAGAATCAATTATAAGGTCTTGATATGGTCTAATAGTAATGTTTTGGAAAAGTAAACTAGCTGTTTTTATTTCATCAGCGTTATTTCCTAGTCCATTATTTCCATCTCTAATACCTAATAGTAGAGGTGACGTAACCCTGTGTGCAACCATTAGTTTTCTAGCACATTCGTTTGCTAAATATTCATAATGTGCAGGTGCATCGTTTAACGGTACATCATCTATTGTAGTTTTGCTTTCTGCGTTGTTGTTAAATGCAATAATTACTTTTTCACCTCTTGCACCTGTTAGCTTGTGCATTACATCGTTCTTGATGCTTAGTTGCTTTTCTCTATCAGGTACACCGTTGTTAAAGTTTACAACCTTAGTACCACTAAAACCATTTTGTACATCGTTTATTAAGTAGTCTGCTACTTCTGACTCTAGTTCAGCGTATGCTAAACCACCTTGATAGTCAACAGGGCAATAATAGTCGTAACCGCTTACATATTTTTTTACTATTTCTATTTCAGGTTCTTTACCGTTACCATAACCAAATGCTGCTATTCTTTTTGGTTTGTCACTTTGTTTTATCTTTTCCCAATTAGGATGATAGTAGTATGCTTCTATATATCCATCTTCATTACACTTTTCTGCTCGTAATGTTTGTCTAGGAAAATGTTCTGCTCTTACTACTTTACCATCTTTGTATAAAACTTGGAAAGATGCTTCACCTAACATTTTTAAATCAAGTGATACTTTCTTTAAACATTTGTCGTGAAATATAGAACGTAGTGCAGCATATTCTTCTGTTTTCGTACTGCTATCTAAAGCATCTAAACCTTTACCATATATCATATTAGACACACCATTTATCACAGCATTGTTTGTTGTGCTATTGGTGTATAAGTCTATAAGGTATTGGTAGTAATTATTGTCATCACCGTAAGCTACCCAGTCTTTCTTTTTGTCCTCTTGTACTTTGGGTCTGTTATAGGATGATAAATTAACTATATGTAAATTCTCCATATTATAAAACTATAAAATCGTTGTCAATACTGTTTTCCGTATATGCGTTATTATTCACGGAATAAGTAGATACTGTTTGATTTGTGCAAAATATTTTATCCCTAAATATTAGTTCGCTTCCTGCTGTAATTTCTAAATTATACATCGTGTCCTCTACTAGCGTAAAAGTATCGCTATGCTGATAATAATAATCATTAGCAGTAAAGGATGTAGATGTGCTACTATAAACCTCTGTATTCGTAGTTTCATTAGTTATCTTAATTGTATAGGTTGTTCCTTGCGTGTAAGAACGTGGTATAAAATTAAAGGTTTGGCTGTCACTTGTGTTTTGTAAAACAATCATATATATACAATAAAATAACTTTTGTTTTGTTAAGTTAAAAGCAAAAAAAAGGGGCATATAGCCCCCTCTTTATCCAAGTCAAATTCTAGTTACGAGTTAGTACCTTCTGTAACTGTAACTGTTCCCGTCAATCCTGCAAATGGGTCTGCTTCAGTAGCACCCTCTAAAAAGTTAGCAGGTACTTGTTCTTGTGCATTAAGTGTAAGAGTATATCCACTCAAATCACCCATTGCTGCACCTGTAACAATAGTTCCACCTGTTACTTCTGCTCCGTGTTCTGCACCCATTAAAAATGCGTTACCGTTGTAATCGTGTACTACAACGTGCGGTCTACCGTAAGACAATAATTTTAATTCTTTGTTATCTTCTTTTGACAATTTTTTAAGTGTTAAATTTAAAGTTTGGTCAAAGAAAGTAGTTCCGTTTTCTCTTGAAGATGTAATAGCTTGTTCAAAGCTACTATTACCTTTTATTTCGTATTTGTAGGCAGTAACAGTACCCAAGTCATCAACTACGTCTGTATCTGTAGTATCGTAAGCAATAGTAATATCTCCATAATCTAAGAAATATACCGCTTTGATTCCACCTACTACGTCTTTGCAGGGTTCTTTTCTACCTTTAGTTAAATCACAAGCCATATTTATTTTTATTAAAAAAGGGTAGGCAGATATAAAACCACCTACCCTCTTTGGTTAATTTTTATTTACTCTTAGTTAGCAGAGTTAGTGATACCGTATGTTACAATATCTTCAACAATTCCGTATTGTACACCTGCTGTAAATCGCATTACAACACGAACGTTATCAGAACCATCTAGGTCGCTCATATCTAATACTTTTACTTCGTTGTGGTCAGCTAGTAGACCAGTTCCAAAGAACAAGTTAGACTTTTCAGAAGCAATAGCTGTGTTGTCAGACATACCGTTTGCAACAAACAAGCTAACACCATCAAATGATAGGCTTCCGTTGTTCCACCATTGTGTACCCATTGCGTTTGTACCTGCTGCACCAAGACCTGAAGCACCAAATCCACCCAACGCTCTTACATAAGCACGAGCAATGTTTTGTGAAATATATACGTTTAAGTCCTCACTTCCGTAAAGTGCAGAAGGAATAGCATCAACAATTTTACCTAATTCAGTAATTACGTTAGAAGCTGTTACAGTTGTACCTGCTACTTCTTGTCCTGATGGTAAATCTGCATCTAATGCTAGTGTAGTTTCAAACCCATCAAATTGTCCGTTGTTTGAAGTTGCACCTGCGAAAATAGACTGCTCAGTACGCTGTGCTACTTTAGAGGCAACGTGCGCAATTAAAAAGTCAGAAAAAGAAGGTGGTAAATCGTGATGTGCTGAATAGCCCATTTGGATAGCTTCCCAATCTGAAATAAAGTCTTTCTTACATAGTTGTAAGTTTACTTGCTGAAATTCTGGTTGTAGAATTCTTTCAGTAAGTGTAACTGTAGAAGTTGCATCAAAATCACAAGTAGCATCTTTAACAATATCGTTAGTAGATACTTTCTTGATAACTTCTTTGAACTTTACATTTGGTTTTACAGTAATACCACCGTTTTCGATAGTAGAACCGCTCAATAAAGCAGCAGAAATATACTGTCCTGCACTTTCTCCTGCATAAGTAGTTGTAATACTAGTTGTAGTTGCCATTTTTTATTATTTATTAAAATTTCCAATTTTGTCAAGTACTCTATCAAATGTAGTAGTAACTCTTTTTTGTGCGTATAGTTTTAAGTTTGCTGTGTCAGCTTCAGCTTCAGGGTTGTGGTTAACCTTTTCAACTGGCTCTTCAACAGCAGATAATTCTTCTGCTACTGGTTCTTCTTGAACCTCTTCTTGTGGCTCTTCAGAACTCATTTCTTCTTTGTCTTTAATCATAGCTTTGATTTCTTCAATCATTTCTTTGACCTCTGACAATTCTTCTTTAGTTGCGTATTGCATCTCTTCTTTTTCTTCCTCTGCTGCTTCAACTTCTTCAGCAGGTTCTTCTTCCTCTTCAGCAGCACCGATAGAAGCAATAATTCCTTCTTCTTCTACTTTGAGTAATTCACCATCTTCTAAAGTATAATCGCCAACAGGCAACGCTACTTTTTCATCTTCGGTGACAATAAATACTTCTGCACCTGCTTCAAATGTTTCTGATTCTATAACAGTACCATTTTCAAGTGTAGCTTGTGCTAATTTTACTTCCTCTACCTCTGCATCAATAGATAGAAGTTCTTTTGCTTTTGATAAAATTTCTGTTGCTTTCATATATTGTACAATAAATTACTATTCAGTTTGTTGTGTTTTTAATTTCTGCCAATATTAGCAATGTCTGCTTTTGCTTTGTTTGCTAATTTTTCAAGTTCAGAAATATCACCTTTTAAAGTTGCAAGTCTTGTAGGTTCATCTACACCTAATTCTTCTAATTCATCTTTTAAATACTCCATTTCATCTTCTGCACTACCAATATTATCAAGAAGGTCAAAACGATAAATATCGTGTGCCTTACCTACAAGTCTTTGTGCATCTTCTAATGCTTCTTCTAACATTTCATAAGCACCATAAGCTGCACTTACATAATCTTCTATTTGACTCATTGCGTTGAGTTGAATAGGCTTTAACCCTCTAATACTTTGCTCTTTTGCTAACTTAGCTACTATTTTTTGTACGGTTGGTTTCATCTGTTATTTTAATATTTTTGTTAAAGTTTTCTTTTGCTGTTCATAAGCAGTTATAGCACTATTTAATTGTTTTGCTTCAGGTATTTCTACTCCAAGTTTTTTAGCTTTAGATTGTGCTTCATTTAACATTTTTTTTGAAAGATTATAAACAGAATCTACCCTGTTCATTTCTCTAACTCCTCGTGCAATAGCTTCTCGTGCATCAGTAGCAAACTGCATTAATTCATCTCTACCTCTATCAAGTTCTTTTTCAAGTTTTTTTAACTCACTTGCTATATTAAGTTCTACTTTTCCAGTAGAAAACTTTTGTAAAATTTCTTTGTGCTTATAGTCCATATTTATACAATAGGTTATTTATTAGTTTGTTGTGTTTTTACGCTTTCTGTTGGATAATAAACCACTCTGTGCCATTACCCCATATCTTAATGCCTTCATATGCTCTGTTTAAGTCAAAAGCACTATTAGCACCATCTAAAGTCTGCGAACCGTAAGGTGTAAGATTAGCGTGTGTTGAATTACTAAATGTGGAGTCTGTAATAAAACGCTTTGCTCTGTTTAAATTCTTAGTCGCTGTTACATCAGGCAAAGTAAGTGTGGCTGTACCTGCACCACCACTCCAAGTAAGCACAATTATTTCAGCTTCATCATAAATTGATGCACCTAAGTCATAAGTGTTACCTGCACTAACTGTTAGTGTAGTAGGGTCTAGGTGGTTTATAATATAATGTTGTACGTCTGTAAGACTTGTTTTTTTAGTAGTACCTGTTTGTACAATAGGTAAATCTTCGCTTCCTGTTATGTTAGCTGCTGCTACTGCTGTTAGTTGACTTATTTTTTTGTCAGCCATTATTGATATAATTTACTGTTATCTTCTTGTATAAATTTTTCACCTTCTTCTGTATATAAAAAAAACAGGCTTCTTGTTATATTGCCTATGCCTTGCGCTTGGAAACTTCCATCGCAACACCTTCTACTATATGTACCATCTTCGCACAAACATCCCCTTTTGTCATTCTTAGGACTTGGTGCTTTTTCGTTGTAATCTCTCATTTTATAGGTACACAATTAGGTACTCTTCTTCCGTTTTTCATTTTAAAGCCTATCATTTCATATCCTGCTTGACAAGGTTTTTTAAGGTCGGCTTCTAATAAGTCTAATTCTCTTAGTTTGCTTCCTGCCCAACGTAGTCCTGCTTTACCACCCCACAACAAGTAAGATATAGTACCACACGCTTCGCTGTTGCCTTCGTCATAATATTCTTGCGCTCTACTTAAATAGCTAAACATTCTTTTTACTGTTTCAATACTTATAGGTTTGCCTTGTGCTAATTGTTTTGCACGAACCTTTCCTACTTGTGTTGCGCATCTATTATTTACTTTCTCATTAAGTTCAATACCACGTTTAGCATTATTTTTAACGCCTGATGGATAGTCAGAGTAGCTTTCCATTTCAGTACGCTTACCACCTGTTACTCTCTTATCCTTTTTAATAATAGCTGTTATTTGTGATAATAGATACTCTGCCTCTTCTTCTTCTATACGTTGCATTTCTGCAAGTGCATTAAGTTCGTTTGGTCTTTCTAGCCTATCTGCAAAGTATCCTTCAATACTAAAACCCTTTACTAAACCAGTCTTAACGTAGTTTTCCCAAACATCGTCATTCATTACTTTCATTGATAGCATCCAAGTCCCTAGTGGTACTTCCATACCGTAGGCTCTTGACTTATCTTTTTCTAAATCTTCTA